AGGTAGTGGCAGGTATCTTTGATCCTATTAATCTTATAGCATTGCCTTTTGGTGGTTTAACTAGAAGTGTAACAAGTGCTGCGTTTAGAACTGGTGGAGGTGTCGCTGTTGTTTCAACTGCAGCAGAAGGTCTTAGATTTCCATTTGATCCTTTAGCTACAAAAGAAGAAGTTGCAGCTAATATAGGTATAGCTACTTTAGGAGGTGCAATACTTGGTGGTGCTTTAAGTGGTGCTAACAAGTTAATGATACGTAGGGCAGAAAAACAAATAGAACAAGATATCAAGGATTTTAATAAATTTGCTGAAACAGTTGATACAGTTAACAAAGCACGTAAAAAAGTTGACCCAAAGAAAAGACCTAGAGGTGAACAACCTGATGATACTTTACTACAAGAACAAAAAAATCTTCCTAACTCTTTAGAAGAATTAAAAGCAAGAAGAAAAAGTATGGAAGAAAATGATCTTACTTTTATTGCAGACGAAGAGATGTTTGTTAAAAGTGATCTTGGTCGTGTTCGTGAACGCATAAAAGATAGAGACAGAACAATTAAAGGTTTAGTTCGAGAAAACAAAATTGCATTTAAAGATATTCAAAGCTTATCTAAAGTTGTTGATAGTATACGTGCCTCAAGAGATAAGTTTGCTGCACCATTAAAATCTATCTTAAAAAATTTAGAAGATCAATTACAAGGTAAAGGATCAAAAATTGGATTGTCACCTAAACAATTAAAATTCTTTAATAGTCTTAAAGAAAAACAAGCTAATCAATTTTTTACACCTAAACAAAAAGCTAAAGTTAAAGATTTAACAACAAGAATATTAAATAAACATAAATATATTGCAGAAAATTATTTACAACTAAGACAAAAAAAAGAAGGTTCACAAGATATAATAAGTGAAAAAGAACTGAATGCTTTGAAAAAAGAAGAAGCAGAATTACTTGAACAAATACGTCATAATGAAGCTATCAAAGCTATGAAAAAACAAGAACGTGAAATGATTTCAGAAATTGAAACTGTTAATCAAGAGTTATCTTATAGAAGAACAGAAGATGAAGCATTACTTGATGCAGAAGGTGTGCCAGTAGATAAATATAAACTAGAACCAAATTGGTATACAAATAATTTTATATATAAAGCTATTGTTACTCCTATGAAAAAAGTATTTCAAAGTGAGTTGCCATTAACTATTAAAAGAAACTTTAGTAAATTAGCAAATGATGCAGGGTTAACACAAGTTGCAGCTAAATTTGGTGATACATTAGGAATGTCTGTTTATACAAGATCAGCAGTTCGTAATGGAGAATATGTTCAAGCACATGATGCACTAAGAAAACTTTATGCAGAACATACTGGTAAGAATAGAAAGATTATAGACATTGATTTTCAAAAACGTGGTTATCATGAATGGTTAGAAAATACATATACAAAAATATTAAAGCAAAAAAAACTATCTGAACTTGACAAAAAAGTAAAAAATATAGTTGATGACTTCATGACTACTTGGGAAAAAAGACTGAGAGATCAAGGTCTTATTGGCACAACAGAAAATATAGCTTCAAGAATAGCATTAGAAAATATAAGATTACAAAACTATGGAAGAAAACTGACAGAAGTTTTACAACCAAAACGTGGTGGTCGTGTTAAAATACAAGACGTAGCAGATGAAGTGTTTGATGAAATAAAGAAGTTTGCAAGAGGTGAAATAGATCAACTTAATATAGTAGAAAAATTACAACGTATTGAAAATTATAAAATACCGGGATTTTATAAACAAAGAACAAATGATTATAAAAATCAAACAATTATAAAACAAATACGAGATATTCAAGATGATCTTGCCATGTTAAAAGAAAACCTTGAAGTGGCAAAAACAACTAAAGTAAAACCTAATAATGAAGAATTTTTCTTTCCACGTTATTGGGATATAACAGCAATCAAAACAAATAGAGTGCAATTTGAAAGAATACTTACTGAATGGTATGTCAATAATCCTACTGTTCTTAAAAAAAATAAACAAGGATATATGGAAAGAGTTGAGGCATTAACACCAGATGAATTAAGTAAAGCTACTGATCCAAAGAATGTTGCAAAACGAGTTAAAGAAACTGTAGATACTATTATACATGAAAGACAAGATGTTACAGATGAAGCTATGGCTTTTTATGGACATGGTAAATCAAAACATTTTCGACATAGAACATTAGATATACCAAATAAATTTGTAACAGATTTTATTATTAAAAATCCAGTACAAGTGATGAGAGTTTATACCCAACGTGTTGCTCCAAGATATGAGTTTTCAAGACAATTTAATGGCAGAACTATAGATCAAGTTTTAGCAGACATGGATACTGATTTATTTGAATCAGGTGCTTCATTTAAAAAAATGAATGAAGTAAGAAAAGATTTTCTTCATATGTATGATAGAGTGGTTGGAAGAGTCATTACCAATCCTGATAGATGGGATCAAAAGTTTGTTACAATATTAAAAGATTTAGCACAATTAAATTATTTAGGTAGTGCAGGTTTTAGTACTCTACCAGATCTAGCAAAAGTTCTTATGGAGCATGAAGCAGGGAATGTATTGAAAGGTTTGACTGCTTTAATTTCAGATTCCAGAGTAAAGTTAAATGCAAAAGAAGGTAGACTTGCAGGTGAAATATTAGAAATATTACAAGGTGATTCTCATTTAAGATTTGTTGAAGATTTAACAAATAATCCTATTGCAACTGGTTATGAGAAAACAGTTTCAAAAGCAAGAAATGCTTTTTATATTTTAAATGGTTTAGCACCAATGACAAATATAATGAAACGATTAGATTCTACTATACGAACACATGAGTTAATACAATTTGCAATTGCTGACTCTAAAGGGGTGGCAAAAAAAGCAGATATTGAATATTTACGTAGATATAATATTGATAAAAAAATAGCAAAAGATATTGCAAAAGCTTATGATGATGGAATTATACAAAACACAAAAGGTGATGGTAGTGGAGTTTATCTTGCTAATACAGAAAAATGGATTGAAGCAGGTGTGCCTGAAGAATCATTAGATACATTTAGAGGTGCATTAAATAATGGTATTATGAATACTATACTGATGGGAACTCCTGCTGATAAACCTATAATAGCTGATGGTGTAGTATATATTCCTGATTGGATTGGCAATAAATTTGGTTTAAAAACAGATGCAAGATATAGAGGATACTCAAGAATAGAGACTGGATTAGCAGGGTTACCATTTCAGTTTTGGTCATATAGTTTTGCTGCTGCAAATAAGATCACAGCTGCAATGATCACTGGTCAAGCTAAAAATAGAAGTGCTGCGATTACTGCTGCTGTTGGTTTAGGTTGGTTGTCACTAGAAGTTAAAAGTCAATTCGGTACACCTTTCGCAGAATACAATTGGGATAGATTATCATTTAGTGATAAGTTGGCTAGATCCATTGATGCCTCAGGATTAGCTGCTATTTATACAGATTTATTTTATACTTCAATGACAACAAGTTTAGCATTAGGTGGACCTGATATTACACAAGGAATGCTTGAGCCAAAGTTTCCTCAGAAACCAAATATTGTTGATGCTATTACTTCGATTGGTGGTGCAGGTCCAGCAATTGGTGTTGATATAGGCAGAGGATTAATTGATTTTTTTGTTGAAGGAAACTATGGTGCAGGTAGTAGAGAGGTAATAAAAAACTTGCCTTATATGAGATTATGGTTTTTAAAAGGTATGGTAGCAGAATATACTGGTGCATTATTAGATATAGAAGATGAAGGATTAGAAAGATACATTAGGAGCAGATTTTAATGGCAATAAACTTAGCAGATAATAACCCTCGTATTGAATATACAGTTGCACAAGGAGTAACAGAGTCTACTGCTAAAGCAATACCTTTTGTATTTTTTAATGGTGAAACAGATATCAAAGTTTTTGTCGATAATGTGGCAAGAACATATGATGACACAACTGCAAACACAACACAATTTACAGTAACTGGTGGTAACGGAAGTACTGGCTCTTTTACAACGACAGTTACTGGTGCAACTGGTGGTAGTACTATTGTTGTTACTCGTGAGATAAGTTTAGATAGAACTTCAGATTTTCAACCAACAGAAGTTTTTAATGCTAATCCTATTACTACGCTAAATACACAGTTAGATAGATTGACGGCTATACAAGCCGATTTTAATGATGAAGTTATTCGTGCTATTGCATTAAGTGATGGGGATACTGCTGCTTCAATGGTCTTGCCTACAAAAGCAAATAGATTAGGTAAACTTTTAGGTTTTAATTCAAGTACTGGAGCAGTCCAGATGTTTGATCATTTATCGTTATCTATTGCTACTGAGTCAGGTAATGCAATTGTAGATACATCTGCAAATCAAACATTAAATATATTAGCAGGTGAAGGTATCAACACAACTGGTTCTAACCAAACAATTACAATTAGTGGAGAAGATGCTTCTACAAGCAATAAAGGTATTGCTAATTTTAGTTCTACTTATTTTAGTGTAAATAGTGGATCAGTATCATTAAAGCCTGATCAAACTGGTATAACAAGTTTACTTGCTACTGATATAAAGATTGGTGAAGATAATGAAACTAAAATAGATTTTGGAATACCTAATCATCTTTATATTCATGCTGACAATGATGTTGTTGCAATCATAAAAAACAGTACTATAGATTTTTTCTCAGGTCCTACAAATACTTTAGAATTTGGTAAAGATACTAATTCAGATAGTTATATAAAAACTCCTCTTGCTAATAAAGATTTATTATTTAAAGGCATGGATAACTTTTCAGAAATAACTGCTTTACGACTTGATATGTCTGATGCAGGTACTGCTACATTTAACAATCATGTGAACATAAGTGGAAACCTTACAGTTAATGGAAGTCTTACTACTATTGACACAGATACATTAAGAGTTGAAGATCCATTAATAGAATTAGGAAGAAACAATTCTGCTGATACACTTGATATAGGTTTCTTTGGTAAATATAAACCAAGTGGTAGTCAATATCATCAATATGCAGGATTATTTAGAGATGCTACAGATGATAAATTTAAATTATTTAAAAGCACAACATCAGTGCCAGGGTTTGGAGTTAATACAAGTGGTAGTGGTTATACTACTGCTACTTTAGTTTCAAATCTTGAAGGCAATCTTACTGGTAATGTAACTGGCAACTTAACTGGCAATGTAACTGGAAATGTTACTGGTAATCTTACTGGTAATGTAACTGGCAATGTCAGTGGAACTTCAACTGGTATTGTTGGTGTAACTGCAACAAATGCAGAATTAAATAAATTAGATGGAGTAACTGCAACAACTACAGAACTAAATTATGTTGATGTATCAACACTAGGAACAGTAGAAGCAAGTAAAGCAGTAACAGCAGATAGTAATGGTGATGTAAAGTTTCCTGATAATAAAAAATTAATATTAGGTTCAGATAGTGATTTTATTATAGAACAATTAGCAACTTATACAAAACTCCAAAACAATAATGGTAATTTAATTATTCAGAATACGGCTGATGATTTTGATGTACTTATTCAAACTGATAATGGAAGTGGTGGTACAGATCAATATTTTAGAGCAGATGGATCAACTGGTAAAGTAAAATTATATTATTATGGCACAGAAAAATTTGAAACTAAATCAACTGGAGTTGAAATAAATGGTGGTATATTAGATATTAAAAATGATGGATCACAATCAGAATTAAGATTATATTGTGAATCTAATAATGCTCATTATATTGCGTTGAAAGCTCCTCTTCATAATGATTTTAGTGGTGATCAAACATTAACATTACCTGCAAAAACTGGAACATTAATATCAACTTCTAATTCAGATACACCAACAACAACTACATCATCAAGTGATGCAGACTTTATTCTTATAGATGATGGTGGAACAATGAAAAAGATTACACCTTCTAATTTAGGTATTGGAGGTAGTGGTAGTATAACTGTTCAAGATGAAGGATCATCTTTATCTACCTCTGCTACAACTCTTAATTTTGTTGGAGCAGGAGTTGTTGCAAGTGGAACTGGTGCTTCAAAGACAATTACCATAGCAGGTGGAAGTGATGGTGTAACAGTTCAAGACGAAGGAAACGCACTTTCTACTACTGGAACAACACTTAACTTTGTAGGTGCAGGTGTTACTGCTAGTGGTACTGGCACTACAAAGACCATTACAATAAGTGGTGGTGGTGGCAGTGGTGGTGGCACAACAAGTGAGACTTGGGGTGCTTCTTTAAATGGTAAGTTAAATATATATGCAACTAATAATAATTTTATAATTGGCAGTAATAATAACACTTCTCAAGCTACAGAACCTGCTCCAAATAATACTGGTAATGGAAATCATATGATAGGAGATAATGCTGGAATGGCTTTGACCTCAGGTTCTAATAATTTAGGAGTAGGTAGGCAAGCATTAGGAAATCTTACTGAAGGTGATAATAATGTAGCATTAGGTCCTTTTGCATTACGTTTTACTACAACTGGTGACGAGAATACTGCAGTTGGATACAACTCAATGAGATATAATACTACTGGAATACGTAATGTGGCAGTTGGTTGGGAAGCGTTACATAGAGTTACTGGTAATTATAATGTGGCAGTTGGTTGGGAAGCAGGTGATGATATAACTAATGGACATAGTAACATTTGTGTTGGTTATACTGCTGGAGATCATCTTACTAGTGGTGGTTATAATACTTTAATTGGTAGGCAAGCAGGTACTTCTATAACTTATGCAAGTAATAATGTTGCTTTAGGAGCTATTACATTACTTGGCAATCCTAACAACAACAATATTGCTGTTGGTCATGAAGCTCTTAGAGGAAGTACAAGTAGTTCTTATAATGGTGGTTCTTATAATATTGGTATAGGTTATCGTTGTTATCGTAGAACTTCAGGTCATTCAGGTGATAACTATAATACGTGTATTGGTGGTTATGCAGGTACTGGTATTTATAGTGGAGATTATAATGTATTTCTAGGTTATGGTGCTAATCCTTATTATAATAACTCAAGTAATGCTGTTGGTATTGGATATAATTCAAGGACAAATCACATTGGTGGAACATCAGTTGGAGCATATGCAGGTTATTCTATGTATAACCAGTCTGATTACACAACACTTGTTGGTCAGTATGCAGGATATGATTTAGATGGAGGTGACCATTGTACATTTGTAGGTTATCAATCAGGTTATCAAGGAGGTAGTGGAAGTTTTAATGTTGGTGTTGGTAGTTACTCATTAGATAATTTATCAAATGGACAAAAGAATACTGCAGTTGGAGTTAATGCTTGTGGAATTGTTTCTTCAGGAGATAATAATACTGCTTTAGGCTATGAAGCATTAGATGCATCAGGAAGTTATAGTAATAATACAGCAATAGGTGCTTTAGCTATGAGTACTGCTAATAATGGAAATAACAATACTTGTATAGGTTATGCTTCAGGTCCAAGTGGTTCATTTGTAAGTAATGAATTTACATTAGGCAATTCTACTACTGCTACACTACGTTGTAATGTTCAAACTATAACTTCTTTATCAGACCAAAGAGATAAAACAGCTATTGAAGATTTAGATTTAGGTTTAGATTTTATTAAAGCAATGAAACCAAGAAAGTTTATATGGAATAGAAGAGATGGTCACTGGCATGGAAAAAAAGAAATTGGTTTTATTGCACAAGAATTGCACGAACTTGAAATGGATTTTAGTTCAACGGATAGAACTAGATTGGTTAGTTATGAAAACCCATCTAAGTTAGAAGCAAGACCAATGAATACATATCCAATTTTAGTGAAAGCAATACAAGAACTATCAGCAAAAGTTGATAGCTTACAAGCAAGAATAACTGAATTAGAAGGAGCATAATTATGGCAGTTAACGAACTTGAACGAGACTACTTAGGAATGTTACATCAATGCGATATCATTGAAATGATAATAGCAGGTCAAAAGATGAAAGATTCTACTGACGAAGAAAAAAAATCTAGTGTTGGTGGAATAATCATGTCACTTGAACAAGAAATACTTGATGATAAATATTCAAAAAAAGATTTAACAAGAATTAACTCAGTTATAAAAACTGGTAGGACTTACTGGAAAAGTTAGGAGTAAACAATGGCACATATATATGATTTAAATCCACATTTAAAACCAAAGGCAAAGGAAAAGCCTAAAGCAAAAAAAAAGGATGTAAAGAAAGATGAGCAAGCCAACGATGCAAAGTCTGAAAACTGAAATCGATAACCTGAAGGATACAGTTCAGGAACTTAAGACTTCGCTTAGAAGAATTGAGAGTTGGTTACTTGCTGGTATGGGTTCAATAACAATGCTTCTTGTAACTCAGA